GCAAAAGCAAAAGCAAAGGCAATGAACACGGAGGACACGGAGAACACAGAGGTGAAAGCTAAAACTAAAATCGAGAGCCAGAACACGGATTGAACGTATCGAACGGATCTGACGGATACAACTGAATCGTAATCTGCGATCGGGCGACTTTCAATCAGCCAAATCGTGAAATTAACAAATTCGCATCTATCGCTCCAATCCATTCGATCTATCCATCCATCTTCTGGCTTTTGGTTTTGGAGTTTACCTCTGCGCCCTCCGTGTCCTCCGTGTTCAAAGCTTTTGCCGTCCCTGGTTTGACGCTTCATTCCACGAAAATTAAAATCGAAGCAGCGGCCGATCAGCCCGGCTGCGGTCCTGAAGCCACCTCTTCAGGCTCCTTCCCGACCGAAATCCCAGGTCATTTGTTCTGTGGCGGTGTAGCTCAGGTGGTTAGAGCGACGGTCTCATAATCCGTAGGTCGCTGGTTCGAGTCCAGCCGCCGCCACCAATCAGGTAGTTGGCACAACCCATTGCGGAGTGCCGACTATGCACCACAAGCTGCAGAATTTTCCACCCAAGAGCGACGTACAGAATTCCGTCGTTCGCAACCACAACTCAACTTCACAGGCAGAAATCGCCAGCAATGACGCGGGTTTCGCGTCGGCTGGAAGCTCGGATTTGGGACCACATCAGGTCTCGACGGTTGAGACTCAAGCTACAGAAAAATCGGAGCTGCAAACGACCGTGTCAGGCTCGAGTTCTTCGAGGCGGGCACAGACTACCGGCCGAGGGCGGCCGGAACCACCTAGGCAAAAGCAACAGCAAGCACCGACGCAGCCGCGGGCGGCTGTGCCACAGGTTCTTCAACAGACACGCTGCGAAGTGGCGCGATCTGATGGATATGATCCGTCGGGCGAGAACGCAATAGCTTGCGGAGCGGTCGCGCAGGTTCTTTGCGAATACTGTGGACCCATGTGCTCCTCGTGCGCGGAGGAGACATTCTGTTTTTACGGCGAGCATAAGCTCAGTTCACTGGAGGAGCAAGCTCCGGCGCCGACGAGATCGCCACGCACGCGGCGAGTGAGCGAAGTGGTGTACGTCGAGATCAAATGTCCCAATTGCCAGCGCGTTCGTCTGGCATTGCCGAAGAAGCACCGGCCGAAGGCGAGGCGGAAGTGTCCGGTGTGCAAGAGAGAGGCTCCGGCTGAGTATCTTGCTCACGGATTCACGCGGAGAAGGTTGCCGTATCACGAGGTGTTCACCGAGGAGAAGGAGTTACCTGAAGGGGTGGAGTTCAAGAGGAGAGTCCCGTGGGATCGTCGTCCTGCGTGGTGGATGGATGAGGATTGAAGACGGGTAAGTCTCATTGAAGCGGCTAACGGTCAGTGAGAGCCCAGGATGAAATCCTGGCCCAGAGGCAGGTTCGCGTCAGGCCCGGAGGGCCGAAATGTGAAAGCCCAGTGCTTCAGCCCTGGGCGGCGTTCCAGAACACGTGAGCCCCGGAGGGGCGACATTCACCAGAGAATTTGCACGCCTATAGTCCAGGTGCTGTCCCTCCGGGACTCGGGTTCCAAAAAATCAACTGCCCCAGGGCTGAAGCCACTGGGCTTTCTGATTTCGGCCCTCCAGGCCTGGGGAGCGGTTGTAGCAAACCCAGCATCTCATGCGGGCTATCGTATGCCGCGCCTTCGGCGCTTCCTCTTCGGCGTACGGAGCATCTTGGGGACGGTTGAAAATCGAGGAGAGTCATCGCGGCTGCATTCCCGTTTTTGCATCGCGAAAAATATTTTTCATTTTTCTCTTGACGAAAACGAGATTTCCGCTTAGCAGGAGAAATGTAGTCGATTAAAGGGCCTCGTAAGAAGAGGCCAACACATCACGAGAACTCGGCGGACCCTACAGGTCCGCTGACCACCGGCAGGAGCGGCGCTGCCAAAGATTTTCCGGAAGAACTCTCTTCCATCGGCCTGCACCTTAAAGCGGATTGCTTTTCTGTCATTCCGAAGCTGCAGGCGAGGAATCCCTATTTGACCCATGCGGAATGGGAACTATAGGGATTCCTCGCTTCGCTTCGGAATGACAAAAGAAAACGAAGAACTCCCATGCCCAACCATCGAGTACCAGTCTTTCGTCTCTTCCAGCCCACCTGGAGCGAACCCGCGTATTACGTCGTGCGCGACGTTGCCATTCGCATGGTTCGCGACCGTGGGGCAACCTGCATCAATCGCGGCAAGGCGATTCGACTTACTTTTCATCGCCCAGAGAATTTGCGAGATGAGAGCGCGCGGATTGGGCCGGCGACCATTCACGCGTACGCATGCGGATCGAAGCGCGCGATTGCGGCCGTCGACGGATGGGGAAGAATCGGGTGATCGGGCGATCGGGTGAAGTAACGGCCCGAGGCTCCGCAGTCGAGTGAATGACAAGACAGCAGAAGACTCTCCGCAAGCCCACTCCGGCGGCGTTGGATGCGATTAACCAATCGTGTTCGGCGTTGCCGGAGTGCCCGCCTGTTGCAGTGCGCTGCGCCTAGCGTCGAGGTGAGCTGCGGGTGCCTCGGCGGATGATCAGGAATATCAGAATGATGGCGATGATGATTGCGAGACCGCGCAGAGAGATGATCATGGATACGGATTATGCACGCGGCGTCTCGCTCTGAATACCAAACTATCGCGGCGTTCACCGGCTCTTTGCCGTCTGAGACCTTGTACCGGCCGAGGGCGGCCCGAAACCACGTAATCAAACCCACTAATTTGGAATCACATTATGAGCGAAACCAGCGAACAAGCAAAACCGCAGAGAAGGCGCCCGCCGAAGGCAGACGCAAAAGTCTTTATGCGATCGTGTCGAAGAACGTTGAAAGAGATTCCCGGAGGCTCTCAAATCCCCTGGGTCGACATGCTTAACCTCAAGCTGTACGAGATCGCCACTCATCCAGAGTCTTCGCAGAGCCTGCGGCTGCAGGCCATCAAGACCGCAATCGCTTTGTGCGCTGATCAGCCGATTGACTTGGGCAAGTCGAAGCACGAGGAAGCTGAGCCAAAGGCTGCGCGTAGTTCACTTCGTCCTACGCCCGAAGAAGAGGCTTTAAGCGAGGCAGAGGTGGACGCGCAAATTGCCGAACTGCAGGGCCGCCTTGGATCCGTGTCCATCGGCGACGCCTAGGCTGACGCCGGCTCAGAAGCGGAAACTTGCGCGACTTCTTGTTCGCAAGTTTCGATACACAACTGAGCCTAGCTTAAAGGCGTTCGTCCAAACCTCCTGGTCCATCTTGGAACCCGCCACCACGCTCCAGTGGAACTGGCATCTCGATCTCCTGTGCGATTGGCTCACTGCAGTCAAGGAAGGCAAGTGCCGGCGGTTGATTATCAATGTCCCTCCGCGGAGCATGAAGTCGCTGCTCTGTACGGTGTTCTATCCCGTCTGGCGATGGTGCACGCAACCAGAGCGGCGGTTCATGTTTGTGAGTTATTCGGATGAGCTCAGCACGGACCACTCCGTCTTTCGGCGCAACGTACTGAACTCGCGCACATACCGTGCTGCCTGGGAAAATCGGGTGAAGTTCTCGAAAGATCAGAACCAGAAGACCCAGTACGAAAACACCCGGCGCGGCGTGATGTTTGCGACTTCGATCACGGGATCGGCGACCGGCAAGGGATGCGATGAGCTGATTGTGGATGATCCTATGAACGCCAAGAAAGCTTTCAGCGACCAGGAGCGCGAGGCTACCAACCGGAATTTCGACGCGACCTTCCGGTCGCGCCTCAACGATCCCGCAACGGGAACGATCATCCTGATCATGCAGCGATTGCACGACATGGATCTGACCGGCCACGTGCTTGCGCAGGAGCCGGGGACGTGGGTGCACATCAAGCTCCCAGCCGAGGCCGAACTCGATGAAAGCTGGGCGTTTCCTATGAAGGAAAAGACGCATCTTCGCAAAGCCGGCGAGCTATTATGGCCGCAGCGCTTCTCGCACGAAGTCCTCGCCCAGATGAAGATGGGGATGGGCTCATGGTCATTTTCGGGACAGTATCAGCAGAATCCGGCGCCGCGGGAAGGCGCGATCATCCAGCGCGACTGGCTTCGCTTTTACAAAGATTTGCCGGCGGAGAAGGGTACCTGGATCCAGAGTTGGGATTGCAGTTTCAAGGAGACGCGCGAGGCAGATTACGTTGTCGGCCAGGTCTGGATGAAATCGGATGCTTACTCCTACCTCGTCGATCAGATCCGGGAACGCATGGATTTTGTGCGCACCCGGCAGGCGATCCGCAGGATGACGGAGAAATATCCGCAGGCAACCGCGAAGCTGGTGGAAGATCGCGCGAATGGGCCTGCGATTATCGCATCGCTCAAATCGGAGATCAGCGGCATCATTCCGGTTGAGCCCAGCGATTCCAAAATAGGACGGCTCAATTCGGTCTCGCCGTTGTTCGAGGCGGGCAATGTGCTTTTGCCGGAGCGGGCGTCATGGGTGGGAGATTTTGTCGAGGAGCTCACGCGCTTTCCCGGCGCCGCGCACGATGACCAGGTAGATGCCTGTTCACAGGCGCTGGAGTACCTCAATCGAAAGCTGGGAGCAGTGTATGAGTACTACCGCGAGTTAGCGCAAAAACGGGAATCAGGTTAAACATTTTCGGAGTCACGGAGAAAACCACGAAGGAGACGAACGGCACGAAGGAAGTTAGGACGAAAGGTTCATGATGTTGCGTGCCCATTGGTTAATATTTCGGTTTTTCTCCGATGCGCGACGCGCAGAGCACCAGGCCCGGAGGGCCGAAATGAGAAAGCCCAGCGGCTTCAGCCCTGGGTCGGTGTTTCAAAAACAATGTTAGCCCCAGAGGGGCGGCATTCGTTCACGCAATTGGGCGTGGGCAGGTGCCGTCCCTCCGGGACTTGCGATCTGATTTACACGCCAACCCAGCATTTCAATGCCGAAAACCGGGCATTTCATGCTGGGCTTTCACATTTGGCGCCTCCGGCGCGGGAGGGGCGATCATCATTCCAAGATGGGATTGGGGCAATGGCGGGGGCATATGCCGTCCCTCCGGGACTTGGGATCTGATTTATTGCGGCAACCCAGCATTTCAATGCCGAAAACCGGGCATTTCATGCTGGGCTTTCACGTTTGGCGCCTCCGGCGCGGCTGGCCCGGGAGGCCGCTGGGCTTTCTTTATTTCGGCCCTGCGGGCTTGGGCATGGTCGCGGATTCCAGCCCTCTCAGAAATCTCAGGAGCATTCATGAATCGAATCATCTGCATCGGCCTGGTGGCAACGGCTGTCGCGCTTTTTGCTATCGCGCAATCCACGAACATTCCGCCTGACATCGACAAGAGCGGTCGAACGATCACGCCGCGTCCGCAGCCTCATTTGATCTACTCGCCGGCGGACCTGGCGCATAACGCGGTTACGCTTCCTGCTTCGGGAACAACCAGCGCGAGCGCGGTTGTGAACATGAGCGCGGTTACGAAGTCGACGCTGTTCGTGAACTGCACGCAGATCGCGAACGTGCAGGTGAATACGTACAAGGAAGACGGCGTGACAATTGACGGAACTTACATGTTGGTGACGAACCTTCCGGTTGGAGCGCAGCAGATCTATATCGCTTCGGAACTCGCGCCGAACACCACTGGAGGGACGTTGAGTGTCTCAGTCCGTCTGCCGCAGCGGGCTTTTAGTTTTCAGGAAGTAAACACCACGGCTTCGGCGGGGAGTTGTACGGACCGGTTTGTGGTGGGATATTGAGCCCGATTGCACGGGGAATAAAAGCGATTTGAACACGGAGGACACGGAGGACACAGAGGGATGTGGAAGGGTCGTTTCGACAATGCGAACGACGATGCGAAGAATGATCGAGATTGCCCGTCTTCGAGACAGCAACCCTCCGCGACCTCAGTGTCCTCCGTGTTCAAAGCTTTTAGTCTTTTCAGCAACCAAGCAGCGGACCGGTTTGTGGTGGGATATTGAGTCCGATTGCACGTGGGAAATAAAGGCGATTTGAACACGGAGGACACGGAGGACACAGAGGGATTCGGAGAGTGTCGTTTTGACAATGCGATCGACGATGCGAACAGTGATCGAGATTGCCTGCCTTCGAAACAGCAAGCCCCTCCGCGACCTCAGTGTCCTCCGTGTTCAAAGCTTTTAGTCTTCTCAGCAACCAAGCAGCGGACCGGTTTGTGGTGGGATATTGAGTCCGATTGCATGTGGGAAATAAAGGCGATTTGAACACGGAGGACACGGAGGTATGTTTGGGAGTGTCGTTTTGACAATGCGAACGACGATGCGAAGAATGATCGAGATTACCCGTCTTCGAGACAGCAACCCTCCGCGACCTCAGTGTCCTCCGTGTTCAAAGCTTTAGCCTTCCCCAGCAACCAATAGCGAGATGAAAAAAATGACGGAACGAATTCGTGGCGGCAATGCAAAGCCTCTCGATCCGGGATTGCTCGAGCGCATTGGACAAAGGATGAGAGCGAGTTTTGACGCCTGGTTCGGGCCGCTGAGCCCTCTGCCGCAGGTTGCGCCTGCGGAGACGCCGCCTCGGCGCTTTGATTATCCCTCCGGTGTGAACCTGATGGCCCTGCCGCGTGGGTATGAAGCGGTCAGCTTTCAGCAGATGCGCGACCTGGCCGATTCGTTTGATCTGGTGCGGATCGCGATTGAGACGCGGAAGGACCAGGTGAGCAAGATACCCTGGTCGTTTCGGGAAACGACGCAGCATGGTTCGCCGGGCGGGAGCGCCCGGCGCTCCCTTTCGAAAATTGACGAGCTTACGGAATTCTTTCGTTGTCCCGATGGTGAGCATGAGTTCTCGGATTGGTTGCGGATGATCATCGAGGACTTGCTGGTGATCGATGCAGTCACGTTGGCTGCGACTGTCGATGAGCGTGGGAGTGTCTGGTCTGCCGGGAAGAAGGTTCGGCGGCTTGAGGTAATCGATGGAGCGACGATCAAGCGTGTGATCGACGAAATGGGACGCACGCCTGCTCCCCCGGAGATTGCCTATCAGCAGATTCTCAAAGGCGTTCCGGCGATCGACTTTACTGCCGTCGAGCTGGTGTATCGTCCGCGCAACCTGCGGGCTCACAAGTTTTATGGTTACTCGCCGGTGGAGCAGATCATTGTCACCATCAATCTGGCGCTGCGACGGCAGATGTCTACGCTGGCCTACTTCACCGAAGGCAACGTGCCGGAGGCGATCTGCCAGTCACCACAGACGTGGAACACCGACAACATTAAGGAATTCCAGACTTGGTTTGATGGTGAGCTCGCCGGCAACATAGCCAAGCGGCGCAGGGTGATCTTCATTCCCAATTCGGGCGACAAGGACGCGATCCAGTTCACCAAAGAGCCTCCGCTCGCGGGCGATCTCGATGAATGGCTGGCGCGCGTCGTCTGCTGGGCCTTCTCCATCTCGCCGCAGGCGCTGATCAAGCAGATGAATCGCGCTACTGCTGAGACAGCGAAAGAGCAGTCCGATGAAGACGGCATCACGCCGCTGCTGAACTGGCTGGCCTCGCTGATCAATGGACTCGTTCGTAAGTACTTCGGCTATGACCACGTCGAATTCGCCTGGGGCGAGCGCAAGGACGAGAACAAGCTCGAGCAGGCACAGATCAACCAGATCTACGTCCAGTCGGGGATTCTGACGGTGGATGAGGTGAGAGAGTCGTTGGGAAGGCAGGCTATCGGCGTTCGGCAGTCGGCTGTCGGCTAAACACAACTGCAACTGCCAAACAGGACAGGGATCGCGCGGATGTTACGGATCACACCGATTGAGGAAGAGATTTGCTTGCGCTGCTTTCTGGTTAGTCCGTGCGATCCGTGTCCCGTTGTGAACTGTGCGGATGCGTAAGAAAACCCATGAGGAAAATCCAACTCTTTGCTGCGCTCACGAAAGTTGACGAAGCCAGGCGCGAAGTTTGGGGACTGGCTACGGCTGAGGTTGTTGACAAGGAAGGCGAGATCTTCGATTACGCTTCGTCGAAGCCTTACTTCGAAGAATGGTCACGCGGGATCTCGGATGCCACTTTGGGACGCAGCCTGGGGAACGTGCGGGAGATGCATCAGTCGAGTGCCGTGGGCAAGCTGGTCGATCTGCAATTTGACGACCAGCGGAAGACCATCGCGGTGGGCGCGAAGATCGTCGATGATCCGGCGTGGCAGAAATGCCTGGAAGGCGTCTATACCGGCTTTTCCATCGGTGGACGCTATGTGAGCCTCTGGCCTGACGGCGAGTTCTTGCGCTTTACTGCGCAGCCGGTGGAGATCAGCGTAGTCGACAATCCCGCGGTGCCGAATGCGCACTTCACGGCGATCAAGGCGGATGGGAGTTTGGAAGTAAAGAGCTTCGAGGCTGCGCAGCTCCGAAGCTTCGAAGCTAAATCAGAAGAGGAGCAAGGAATGAAACCAGAGCAAGAAGAAAAACTCGACAAGGCGATTACGCAATCGAATCATTCGCTCGAGAAGGTTGTCGATATCGATCGCAAATTGGAATCGCTGGAAGCCGGATTGAAGGAGCTGGCAGACGCATTCCGCAAATTTAGCGAAGGCTTTGCCAAGAGCCTTACAGCGCCAGAGAAGCGTATCGCGCGCACCAGCGTCACAGTTTCAAAAGAGGACGATGGCAAAAACCCGCCCGGAGGCGGCCGGATCCACATTGCGCGTGAAGGCCGGCAGGCCGACGCTGATCCTGGCTTCATCGAAGCCATGAAGACAGCGCACGCGAATCCGGTGGTCGGGGCGTAGAAGCGGCTTTCGGCAATCGGCTGTCGGCTTTCGGCCAGTAAACATTCTGGTGTTCGCGGAAGTGCCGGAATGTTTGTTGGCCGAACGCTGAATGCCGAATGTCGAGCGCCAACTGGTAAACATTCTGGTGTTCGCGGAAGTGCCGGAATGTTTGTTGGCCGAACGCTGAATGCCGAATGCCGAGCGCCAACTGGTAAACATTCTGGTGTTCGCGGAAGTGCCGGAATGTTTGTTGGCTGAACGCTGAATGCCGAATGCCGAGCGCCAACTGTCAACTGTCATCAGCAACACGCGGTCAACCTGCCCGCAGTCTCTTTCCACACATTTCAGCAAAGGACTAAAACCCATGTTCAACGGAGAAGTCACGCAGCGCACGCTCGAGCTCCTGAAGGGGATCGACCTTGCCAAAGCGACCTTCCAGACCTCTACCGGTCTGGTGAACTACGACCTGACGGGGCCGGCGAAGAAGCTGTATCCGGTCTTGTCGCCGCTGCGCAATGCGCTGCCGCGCGTGATGGGCAACGGCGACACCGCGACGCGCTGGAAGGCGATCACGGCGGTCAACACAAACAATCTGTCTCCGGGAGTTTCGGAGGGCAAGCGCGGCGGACGCATCAGCATTACTGAGCAGGACTACACGTCGGCGTATGCCGGACTTGGCCTCGAAGGCGACGTCACCTTCGAAGCCCTCTACGCGGCGCAGGGATTCGACGATGCGCGTGCGCGGACGGTCGAGTCGGTACTGCGCGCGGTGATGATCGCCGAAGAGCGCGTGATCCTTAACGGCAATGCCTCGCTCGCGCTGGGCACACCGGCGGCTCCGGTAGCCACTCTCGCATCGGGCGGATCGATCACCGTCCAGGCTGGAAACCTGGTGTACGTTGTGGCGCTTACGCCGGAAGGATTCCTGAACGCGAACATCGCCAACGGAGTTCCCAGATCGGTATCGCGTACCAACATCGATGGAACCACAGACTCATATGGGGGTGGATCATCGAACGTCTCCGCGGCCTCGAATGCCATCACAACCACTTCGGGGAATCAGACTATTAGTGCCACAGTGGCGGCGGTTCCGGGGGCTGCAGGATACGCCTGGTATCTTGGCACTTCGGCGGCGAACGCTGCTCTGGCACAGATCACATCGGCGAACAAAGTTACGCTCGTGGCCAATGGCGCAGGCACGCAGACTGCCAGCCAGATCACCGCCGACAATAGCCGAAACACGCTGCTATTCGATGGATTCCTCACGCAGATCGTAAACAACTTCAACCAGAGCGGCACGGCTTATTACAAGTCGCTCGATGGCGCGTTTCTCACTTCTGATGGCGCAAGCGGGATTGTCGAGATCGACGTGGCGCTCAAGTCGCAGTGGGATGCGAATCGTCTGTCACCTTCAAAGCTCTGGGTGAGCTCGCAGGAGGCCGCGAACATTAATAAGAAAGTTCTGGCGGCGACCGGCGTGCCGCTGTTCCGCATCAATCTCGACGTAGACGGCAAGCCGGCGGTGATTGGCGGGTCCATGGTCGCGGGCTACTTCAACAAGTTCGCTCCCGGCGGAGGTCAGGTGATCCCGATGGAGATCCATCCTTATCTGACCGCCGGCACGCTGTTGATGCAGACGGAGTACCTGCCGTATCCGCTCTCGAACGTGGACAACGTGGCGCAAATCAAATGCCGTCGCGACTATCACCAGGTGGATTGGCCGATCACCAGCCGGACTTATCAGTTCGGCGTATATCTGGATGAAGTCTTGCAGGTGTTTGCTCCGTTTGCCTTCTGCGTGTTGGCGAATATTGGGAACGGATAGGGAACAGGGGACAGGTTACAGGGGATAGGGAACAGAAAAGACTTTGAGCTAGGGTATTTCTGTCCCCTGTTCCCTGTCGCCTGTAACCTAGTTCATTTCCCGAACCTGCATCGTCTGATCGATTGCCAGATTGGGATAACGGATTGGCGATCCTTCCGGTGCAGGTGGATGGCTTCCCGTGGCGCTGAAGTCCGTGCCATAGCAGGAGACCGAATAGGAATATCCTTCGCGCTCGGTGCGGGACATTCTTAGCGTGTCCGAAGAGATGAGCTCGTCGAGACCGGCGCAGCGTCCATTTTGGGAAATAAATGTGCGTTCCGACTGCGCGATCTGAAGCAGGTCCATGCGCACGCCGGTCAGGCTGATGGCCTGGGTTGGAGCTGTGCCGGGATCACTGGTGGGCATCTGCTTGAAATAGAAGTGGTAGATGCCGAGCATGACGCCGGTAACCAGGACAAGACTTGCCAGTCCGCGCATGACTGCATTGTTCCCAAAACGAGCACTTAGCCGCAAGGGCCGGCGCTGCTTGCGGCGTTACTGAAGGACTAAGACGAACAGTTGTTTCTTGTCGTTCCGAAACGACATGAGGAATCCCTCCCGATGTCCATGGCTTGCAGGGCTCGGCGCATTCTTCGCTTAATCCCACGAGTGGCTGAGGAAGGCTCTCGCCTTACAACCTTGTGTCTATAAGGATTCCTCGCTTCGTTTCGGTATGACGAAAAGAAGCAGGTTCCAGAAATCTTATGCCCTCATCTCCTGACGATCTCTGTATCCTCGCCGACCTGAAAGCGTGGCTGAACATTCAGAGCAGCGCTGAAGATACGCTGCTGCAGAACCTGATCACGCGCGGCTCGCTGCAGATGCTGCGCTGGATGAATCGCGATCACATCATCGCGACTCCTTATACTGAGAACCGGGATGGGAACGATGCGGTGTTCATGCTGCCGCGGAATTTTCCACTCGTCTCGGTGAGCAACGTAATGGTGGATAACATCTCAATTCCAGCGGCGACGAGCCAGGTCAGCTCAGGATTCGTATTCGATGCCAGGAGAATCATGCTCCGCGGCGGATCGAGCGCGTTCTACTCGCTCGGTCCGTACAGCGGCACGTATCAGTATCGGTTCACACGCGGATTCCAGAATGTGCAGTTTGTGTACCAGGCGGGATACGCGAGTGTGCCGGCTGATCTGCAACAAGCGGCGATTGAAGGCTTCGCATATGTGTATCGCCGGCGTACGCACATCGGAGAAGACGCGAGTTCGGCGAGTGGCCAGGTAACGATTAGTTTTTCAAAAGAAATGCTGCCGGCAAGTGTACTGATGACTTTGGAGCAGTACACGCGGCGGGCGCTGGCGTAGAGAGGCTGTCGGCGTTCGGCCAGTCAACCCTCTTGAATATTCAGGCATTTGCGCTGCGTGACTTCTCTCGTCCCTCATCAACCGTGCGAATGAGAGAGGCAAGCATACGTTTCACGCGCACAGCCTCATCGCTTAGCTCCTTGTGATCTTTTGCATCAAGGTATTGCAAGTCGTGTGAAAGAAGCAGGTGGTATTCAAGTTCACTGGCAGATCCCATGGCTATTTGCAGGAAGCGGTGAAACTCTGCATCGCCTCGCCGACCGCATCCTTCCGCAATGTTGGCTGGAATTGACGATGCGGCACTCCGAATTTGACCGCTCAAGCCGAACCGCTCGTCCGAAGGAAAAGTCCTGGTCGCGCGATAGGCAGACAACGTGAGTTGATGCGCCTTTTGCCAGACCTCAAGATTTCTAAAATCCTTCATATATCGCTCCCGTGATCTGAGTTGGCAATAGTACACGACGACTCAATGTCGCCGGCTGGCCGAACGCCGACAGCCGAGTGCCGATAGCCTGTCCATGAACACTCCTCGCGAGCAAGTCTATTCCGCGCTCTTTAACACATTGCAATCTGCCCTCGGCTCTCGCTTTGCAACCATCTCGCGCCGCTGGCAGATGCCGGAGCAGGTTTCTCCGGAGTCGCGTCCGGCGCTGTTCCAGGTGCAGACTGGAGAACGTGCGAAGACGAACGCGAACGGCGAGCCGATCATCTGGATTGCGGCTGTCGATCTCGTGATTTACACACAGGGATCGGGCGACGAGCAGACAGTTCCATCTCAGGAATTAAATGTGCTGCTTGATGCGGTCGAGGCCGCGCTCGCTCCACCCCTGAATGGCGATGGCAGGCAAACTCTTGGCGGCAAAGTCTCGCATTGCCGACTCCAGGGCAGTGCGCGTATCACGGAAAACGTAAACGGCGCGGCGGCGATGGCTGTGGTGCCGGTGGAAATTCTGACTACAGCTTAGGCCGTCGGCATTCGGCTGTCAGCGTTCGGCCAGCAGCGGTTTTCGTTAGGCAGCAAAAGAAGCTTCCTGGCGGAATGCCCAAAGCCGATCGCCGACAG